CTAGTTCTTCTTCACCAGTTGCGGTTCAAAGGAACCGTCACAATCGCGCGGAGTACGCAGCGCCAGCGGGCCATCGCCAGTGGTAACGGTTTTTGTGGAATAGCCGTTGCGGGCGTTGGTCCCCGGTTTAGGCTGATTTTTATCGTAGCCGAGGTGATGGGTCATTTCGGCATTGAGAGCTGCTTCGACGCTGATTTTTTTCAGCAGCCGATCGAAGTGACTGAGATCTTCAGGGGTTTTGAGATTTTTGGCCAGTTCGTTAGCCAGAGCCTGCAACTGTTTTTCGTCCATAAATTAACCTGTTTTTGATGTTGGATTGAACATATCAAAATCAGGCAAATACACAAATTTCTAAACAGGCTCTAAGTTCGAGCCTCGTTTCCCGCTCCAAATTTTAGTTAGCCGGTGTCATTCATCCATCGGTTGACGTTGAAAGGACCCATAGGGGTCCTTTTTTGTTGTCGCTCGCTCAGTTTCGCCCCAGGATATTATGCCGCTTGCGGCTGCCGGTTCACGCACTGTCCATCAGACCCAAGGCTTCTGTCTCCCAATACCCCCCGTTGTCTCACGCCAATCCTTTCCTAGGGCACAGCGAACGCCGAGCGAATAGCGCTATGCCCCGAGATACCAATGGTGAGAGAGATGCCCGGTGGTGACAACTATCATTTCAAGGTTAAACAGATTGTTGCCATGGCGCAAAGATTCGCTGTTAAGGAGATAATGGCGGGCGCCTGGCATCCAGCATGTGGTATCTCGCATTTTGTATCCAGCTTCGCGTCCATGGCATCTCGCTCTTGCCCTTGCCGTTTGGCCGCGCGGACTTCGGCGTGAGGCAGCGAGGCGTAAGGCCGCTGGCGGGGCAACTCCGGCGGGGTAGGGGGTCACTTTGGTTAAACATAAGCGGTGTCGGCAAGGGACGGTCTCTCATCAACAGCTATTACTTACCTGATTGGCGATGGAATAAAGCCAGTCAGTCGTGCGCTTGGCCAGCGGACGGATTGTTTTGTTGTCGCACTGTCCCCATCATTAAGGTTTGTCCGAGGTAAGGAAAAGACGGCAATTCTTATGGCGTTGCCCGGTTGGCTGTGATGTAACCATCTAAACGTCCCCAGCCAAAAAAGGCTTGCCATCGCTGCTCAGGCAAGCCATAATTGCGTCCATTCCGAAACACGGAATAAACGAATTGTCTTTATAATCAGTTAGTTGCATGGTAGTGATTCGGCAATTCGCCGATAAAGCCCGCTGCAGGACAAAGACAAGGGATGAGATGAGGCGCGTTGGCAGAGTGGCCATGCAGCGGATTGCAAATCCGTCCACCTCGGTTCGACTCCGGGACGCGCCTCCAGTTTAGATTTCCCGACGCCCGGGTGGTGGAATCGGTAGACACAAGGGATTTAAAATCCCTCGGCTTCTGGCTGTGCGGGTTCAAGTCCCGCTCCGGGTACCAAACAGAAAAACCATAATAATCAATAAAATGTCCTATATTAGTCACCGTCGTCAAGGCGGTTTTTTTGTGTCAAAATCAGCTATTCCTAACATCATTTTTTCAATTTGAATAAAAATTCATTTTTTCTGACCACCGACGACGGGGACTATTTCTGTTTTTCTGTTGTACCGTGCCGTCTGTCCGATGCTTTTATGCCCCGAGATCGCTTGTTTCTCTGACAGCGAACCTTTTAAATCAGATATTCCCTTTGCTTTCAAATCGTGAAAGGTGAAATCAAATGTTAGCTTATGATGTAACGCTGAGGCTTTTGCTCGAGCTTTTGCCCAACTTGAATTAAAACCATCACGTGTGTAACGGTTGCCGTTGGGTTGATGCAATACATAAATGCTGTTAACGCCTTGTGATGTTGGCAGGCTATCGGCTAAGTCAATTACTTTTTTTAAGCGTTCAGTCCATGCTTTTATCTGTTTCTTGCCCGTTTTTCCTTGGCAAATGAAAATCCCATCATTAAGCAACTGTGATTTAGTCAATGACAAAACATCGCTCTGCCGAGCGCAACATAAATAAGCGATCTCCATTGCTATACGAACAGTATCGGGAGCAACGGAATACAACGCTTCATATTCTGCATCTGTAATGTAGCGATCCCTAGCCTCTTCTTTAAATTGTCTTACACCTGAGCATGGATTCCCCTTAGTAATTCCTCGCTCATAACCCCAGCGATAAACACGTGATAAAAAGTGTTTTTCATGGTTTGCCTGTGTTTTGCTTTTAGTTCCCCGTTTATCCATATATTTTCTGATATGTTGAGGCTTAACATTGTCAGGATGCATTTTTCCAAAAACGGACAGAAGTTTAGTTGAATTTCTTTTATAGTCTTTTTGTGTTTCTGCTGCAAGAGCCATAAAATCAGCAGAAAGAAAAAACTGACTTATCACATGTTCTAGGGTTTTTCTCTCATTGCGATAATTGTTTGCCTGTTCGTATTTGGCCCATACGATAGGGATTAATGAATCCAGAGGACATAATGATATTGACCCACCGCTAGCCGGATGAAATTCATATTGTGTTTTCTCCCGATAAACACGAGGTGGCAGAGCGTTATCTGCTGGATTCTTGCGTTTGCCAACCATTATTATAACTCACATAGCACTGAAGTTAGGTTCATCCAGCTTTTGTTCCGTTGAAAATTGCCTATATGCCAACGGATGGGCAATGTGATACCACGTTGTACTTGGTGAACCATCCCGTCGTTTCTTGTACCAGATCCCCGCCTCATTCAGCCATTGGCACTACCTTGATTTATATTGATGTCCGGTTAACTGGACTAATTCGTCTGGTGATAAAATATCATGCTCATTCTTCATTGGTCATACCTCAATACGACCGTTCAACATACTAATATGTTGTCCGGATTGATTTTGATTTTTGAAAATCAGTTTTAAATAAAGCTAGTGCATTATGCTACATTACTGTCAGTTCGGCGCGAGGTTACTGCGCCCCGTAGTTATTCAGAACGTGGCTCGATGGCGACAGCAAAGACGGCGGGATATAGCAGTCCGTCCTGTTTTCGCGGCAGTACATCGCCAGCCCCCTGTTACAATGCGTTCCGGTCTTCTGGTAAATGTCCTGAAGCTTGTTCTCGACCGTGCGATGAGATATACCCAGCCGCCGTCCGGTCTCCTTGCTGGTCAGGTTATGCAAAGCAAAAAACACGATTTCCCATTCCCTTTGCGTAAAACGTTCCCCCGGCTCAAACGTCGCCGAGCTCGGCGCTTCCCCATTCACGCATTCCAGCGTCGAGCCAAACGGGAACGGGCGCGCATGACAGATAGTGCCGATGCACTAGAATTCCACGCCCTCTAACGGGTCATCAACGCAGTCGAATTGCGGGCAGAAATCGAAAAGGTAGGATTTCAGTTTCTGCTCTGGGCCATAGGGAAACTGATTCTGCACCGAGAAAAGTTGACGGCTTTCGCGGGCTTTGTCTTTCTGCGCGGCTTTGTTGAATAAATCGAACTTTTAGGTGACTGGCGGCTCTGATCACTACATTCGTTTCAACATCAGGTCCCCATGGCAAAGCAAAAGTTTAAAATCACCAACTGGCCCGCATACAACAATGCGCTCAGGCAGCGGGGGGACATGACAGTATGGCTTGATGAGTCAGCCATTGCTGCATGGACTGAGAGTACACCCCCTGAACATCGTGGCCGGCCGCTTCACTACACCGATATGGCCATTACCACGGTTCTGATGATAAAGCGCGTGTTTAACCTTTCGCTCCGGGCGTTACAGGGTTTCGTTGACGCGATTTTTAAACTGATGGGGCTGTCGCTGCGCTGCCCAGATTACTCTCTGGTCAGCCGGCGAGCAAAAACCGTCGACATCAGCATAAAAACGCCAACCCGCGGCGAAATCTCACACCTGGTCATCGATGGCACCGGCCTGAAAATCTTCGGCGAAGGCGAATGGAAAGTCAGGCAGCATGGGGCTGAGAGGCGCAGAGTATGGCGCAAGCTTCATCTGGCAGTAGATAGCGCGACACATGAAATTATCTGTGCCGATTTATCGCTAAGCGGTACGACAGATGCGCAGGCGCTGCCCGGGCTGATTAACCAAACCCACCGGAAAATCAGGGAAGCGTCGGCTGACAGTGCTTACGATACGCGTTACTGTCATGATGCTCTGCTGAGGAAAAAAATAAAGCCGCTTATCCCACCGCGAAGTGGTGCGCAATATTGGCCAGCTCGATACCATGAGCGTAACCATGCGGTGGCAAATCAGCATCTGAGCGGCAATAACGATACCTGGAAAAAGAAAGTAGGTTATCACCGACGTTCACTGGCTGAAACGGCCATGTTCCGGTTTAAAACACTTCTGGGTGGTCATCTGAGTCTGCATGACTATGACGCGCAGGTAGGTGAGGCTATGGCAATGGTCAAAGCGCTTAATCGGATCACGTTGTTAGGAATGCCAAACAGCGTTCGCATCATGTAACAATCGCCCTGATAGGGAGGAAGTCGTCACAAATTTCGGATTTATTCAACAAAGCGTTTCTGCGCCAGAAAGAGCTGAAGCGACAAGGGGATTTCGTCAGCGTCGATACGGTCAGGTAAATTTAGCAATTCCTTCATCGCCGAATTGAAAAACGGCGCGCCGAGATTTCCAGTTACCGCGCAGGGTGTATTCAGATGCAGGCAGGTGTACGTCAGGATGTCGTTCATGCTGCACCCCCAGTTTGCCTGCGTTGCTCTAATTCAGCCACGCACTCCCGCGCCGCCTGTTCGACATCTGCCGCTGGCGCTCCCCCGAAGAATTTTCCCAACGTGTAAATCTTTTCGTTAACAACAACGCAGCACTTGCCATTTAGCCATGCAGCAAAAACCGTGTAATGGTCATGTTTCCATAATTCACGATAGACAATGTTGGTTATTCTATTAGCATGTAAATATATTGACCTATAAACTTCAATGTTATCCGGCAAACTGGAAATACCCGTGTAGCGGAGGTCAATACTGTCACCGACGCTCAAGTTTTCCGGTAGGCGGGTAATATCTGTGTGGCTGACGTCAAGATCACCGCCAAGAACCTGTTTAGAAATTTGTGTATTTGCCTGATTTTGATATGTTCAATCCAACATCAAAAACAGGTTAATTTATGGACGAAAAACAGTTGCAGACTCTGACTAACGAACTGGCCAAAAATCTCAAAACCCTTAAAGATCTCAGTCACTTCGATCGGCTGCTGAAAAAAATCAGCGTCGAAGCAGCTCTCAATGCCGAAATGACCCATCACCTCGGCTACGATAAAAATCAGCCTAAACCGGGGACCAACGCCCGCAACGGCTATTCCACAAAAACCGTTACCACTGGCGATGGCCCGCTGGCGCTGCGTACTCCGCGCGATCGTGACGGTTCCTTTGAACCGCAACTGGTGAAGAAGAACCAGACCCGGATTACCGGGATGGATAACCAGATTTTATCGTTGTACGCTAAAGGGATGACTACCCGCGAGATCGCCGCCGCGTTCAAAGAGCTGTATGACGCCGATGTCTCGCCGGCGCTGGTCTCAAAGGTCACCGATGCGGTCATGGAGCAGGTTGTCGAATGGCAAAACCGGCCTCTGGATGCAGTCTATCCCATTGTTTATCTTGACTGTATCGTTCTAAAAGTCCGGCAGGACAGCCGCATCATCAACAAATCTGTGTTCCTGGCGCTGGGCATCAACTTCGAAGGCCAGAAAGAGTTGCTAGGTATGTGGCTGGCCGAAAATGAAGGCGCAAAGTTCTGGCTGAACGTGCTGACAGAGCTGAAAAACCGCGGCCTGAACGATATCTTTATCGCCTGCGTAGACGGGCTGAAAGGTTTCCCTGACGCTATTAACGCGGTGTATCCGGAGGCGCGGCTCCAGCTGTGTATCGTGCATATGGTGCGCAACAGCCTGCGGTTCGTCTCCTGGAAGGACTACAAGGCCGTCACCCGCGACCTGAAAGCTATCTATCAGGCCCCTACGGAAGAAGCCGGCTTGCAGGCGTTGGAAGCGTTCTCCAGTGCCTGGGAACATCCGCTACCCGCAAATAAGTCGAAGCTGGCAGGCAAACTGGGCCAATCTGGCCACGCTCCTTGCCTACCCAACGGACATCCGCAAGGTGATCTACACGACCAACGCCATCGAGTCGTTAAACAGCGTGATCCGGCATGCTATCAAAAAGCGCAAGGTGTTCCCGACCGACGACGCAGTGAAAAAGACGAACCGCAGGCTGTTGCGCACCATATGCACGATACACAGCTGGAGCCGCGCCTCCGGATACACCGCGTTAATAGCGTCAGGGAAACCTTTCAGCCCGTCTACGCAGGCGATAAAGATATCGTTCAGGCCGCGGTTTTTCAGCTCTGTCAGCACGTTCAGCCAGAACTTTGCGCCTTCATTTTCGGCCAGCCACATACCTAGCAACTCTTTCTGGCCTTCGAAGTTGATGCCCAGCGCCAGGAACACAGATTTGTTGATGATGCGGCTGTCCTGCCGGACTTTTAGAACGATACAGTCAAGATAAACAATGGGATAGACTGCATCCAGAGGCCGGTTTTGCCATTCGACAACCTGCTCCATGACCGCATCGGTGACCTTTGAGACCAGCGCCGGCGAGACATCGGCGTCATACAGCTCTTTGAACGCGGCGGCGATCTCGCGGGTAGTCATCCCTTTAGCGTACAACGATAAAATCTGGTTATCCATCCCGGTAATCCGGGTCTGGTTCTTCTTCACCAGTTGCGGTTCAAAGGAACCGTCACGATCGCGCGGAGTACGCAGCGCCAGCGGGCCATCGCCAGTGGTAACGGTTTTTGTGGAATAGCCGTTGCGGGCGTTGGTCCCCGGTTTAGGCTGATTTTTATCGTAGCCGAGGTGATGGGTCATTTCGGCATTGAAAGCTGCTTCGACGCTGATTTTTTTCAGCAGCCGATCGAAGTGACTGAGATCTTCAGGGGTTTTGAGATTTTTGGCCAGTTCGTTAGCCAGAGCCTGCAACTGTTTTTCGTCCATAAATTAACCTGTTTTTGATGTTGGATTGAACATATCAAAATTAGGCAAATACACAAATTTCTAAACAGGCTCTGGAGGGTCGAGCAGGATTTGAACCCGCGTCCTTACGGTTTTAGTAACACGTACGCTCTTCCGCACTGAGCTACCGACCCAAGGTCAATAATTACAGCGCGGGCATAACGAAAGCTTTTACGACCAACGACAAAATACCAATAACCCCAAAACCTAGCATCCAGCGTATTAACTTTTGCTCAGAGCGAATACCTGCCATCTCAAGCTGCAAATCTTTGCGGACTAAGGATATCTGCGCCTCGGTTTTCTCGAAGCGAGCATCCATATCTTTACGAACGTCAGCTATCTGAATCGTCAGGTCCTTGCGTACGTCCTCAAGATCGCGCTTGGTCGCCACATCAGTTACTTCATGAGACTTGCGGACGGCAATAGAAATCGCCTTGGCCTGATCTTTCGGCAACCCGGCGCTTTCCAGCGTTTCGACAAACTCTTGTGTATCAAATGCGACCTGTCCCATATGCGTATCACTCTTAGTGATGCAGACAGTATAGCTGTGAGCGGCATGACAAGGCAACTTTGCAGGTAATTTGCTATAATCACCACGCCAGCCTGAACAACTGGCACCTCCTAACTCAACTGCTGTGCCGTCCAACCTAGAGGTTAAGATGGCGCAGGCGGCATATCGAAAAACGAGACCTATCACACTGACCACGGCGACAGCCGAGGCCGGTGGTTTGTTGCAACCGACAAAAACATGCTCTCAGGGTCGCGCGCACGCGCGTTTTGGGGGTAAACCGTGCCAGTAGTTGCAACGGTCAAAACCGACTGGTTCCGGGTGATAAACGACATTACCCGCGCCGGGATCCCGCTACAGGAAATCGCCAGAGAGCTGGACGTGTCCAAGTCTGCGATTATTGGCTGGAAGCAGGGCGCGGCACCTAACCATCACACCGGCGAGGCGCTGACTGACTTCTGGTGCTACGTGATGCATCGCCAGCGCACAGAGCTGCCTGTGCAGGTATCATCGCGGCGCTTTGTGTACGCCTGGCGCAACAAACGCTAGCCTCTCTTCGGCGAGCAGTGGGATTTGGTCGGGATCCTGACCGGGCATCCCTTTCACACTGGCGGCTCTATTATCTATCTACAGGAACCACGACAATGGCACGAAAAAGAAAAGCCGTCGAAGTCCCAGGGCAGGAATCCACAACCGCCGCAGACGTTGCTACAGACGAACTGGAGGGCAATCAGACATTACCTGAGGTTGTCGCCACTGCCGATGAGCAGACCGTGCAGCAGAGGGTTTCCGCTCTGCCAGACAGCACTGCGCAGGCTGAGCGTAACGCTATCCTGTCCACGCTTGACGAGCAGGCCGCAGCAATCATCACCCGCTTTGAAGCCCTGGGCTTTACCTATATGGCTGACCAGAAGCTGACCGACAATCTCTATTTCCTCGAACTCGTTAAGAAGGCCACTACGGCAGCACCCGTCGCGCCGCTTGGCGTTGTGACGAACGAAGAAGGCAAATGTCAACCCGTACCGGGTAAGCCGATTTTAACGGAACACGGCTGGCACGTACCGGGCTAAGGAGAACGTGATGTGTGGAGGGAGTGCACCCCAGGTCGTACGAACGGATCCGCAGGCTGAAGCCAATGCGGCGGCTGACGCAGCGGCAAAGGCGGCGAACGCAGATGCCGCCGCGCGTAAGAAACGCAAGAAAAGCTCGTCTTTGCTGGCCAGTGGTGCAGAAGGGGCCGCGGACTCAGGCAGCTCTTTGTTGTCTTCGGACGCGCAGCCTGCGCAGAAAAAGGCATTGGGGGCGTAACCAATGGATGAACTCGCCGTCAAGCTGATGAAGCGTGCTGATGCGCTAAAATCCCATCGCCAGCGGCATGAAAGCGTCTGGCGCGAGTGCTACGACTACACCTATCCGTTGCGTGGCGCCGGTTTTTCAGCTGACGTGCTGGATGCATAGAGCGCTAAGTCGAAGGTGGCGAAACTGCTGGACGGCACCGCCACCGATAGCGCCCGCATGCTGGCGTCGGCGCTTATGTCCGGCATGACGCCGGCCAATGCGCAGTGGCTCAATCTCGACAGTGAACCGCTGGCAGACGAGGACAAGGCCTGGCTCTCCACCTGTGCCACATTGGTATGGGAGAACATCCACGCAGCCAATTTTGACGCGGAAGGCTATGAGGCGAATCTTGACGTCGTGTGCGCGGGCTGGTTCGTGCTGTACATCGATGAGAACCGGGAGGAGGGCGGCTATATGTTCCAGCAGTGGCCGCTATCGCAATGCTACGTTACGTCAACCCGCAAAGACGGGATTGTCGATACGATTTATCGCTGCTACCAGATAACCGCCGAGCAGGCCATCGCTGCGTTCGGAGAGCAGGGCGCCAGCGAGAAAATACGCCGTGCGGCCAAGGATAAGCCGGATGACAAGTTTGATTTCCTGCACGCGATATTCCCGCGTACGAATTATGTGGTAAACGCCCGTTTGGATAAGCATTTACGCTTTGCCTCTTTTCACGTGGAGAGGCAGGGAAAGCGCATAGTGCGAGAATCGGGTTACCACAAATTCCCGGTTTGTGTACCGCGCTGGATGAAAATCCCTGGCGGCGCGTATGGCATTGGCCCGGTATATGATGCGTTGCCAGACTGCAAGGAGCTGAACGAAACCAAACGCATGGAGAAGTCCGCGCAGGATTTGGCCATTTCGGGTATGTGGATTGCCGAGGATGACGGTGTCATGAATCCGTACTCCGTCAAGGTCGGCCCGCGCCGCATTATTGTGGCGAGCAGCGTGAACAGCATGAAGCCCTTACTCACGGGGGCTGATTTTCAGGTTGCGTTTACCGCAGAAGACCGTCTGCAGGCCAGCATTCGCAAAATCATGATGGCCGACCAGCTGCAGCCACAGGATGGTCCGGCGATGACCGCGACCGAAGTCCATGTCCGCGTGGCCCTGATCCGCCAACTGCTGGGGCCGGTCTACGGACGGTTTCAGGCGGAATACCTGCAACCGCTGGTTGAGCGCTGTTTCGGTATTGCCTTCCGCGCAGGCGTCTTTCCGCCTCCCCCCGACAGCATGCAAGCCGCGCATTTTAATGTGCGCTATATCTCGCCGCTGGTCCGCGCACAGAAGCTGGAGGACGTGACTGCGATTGAACGTCTTGGCGCGAACGTGGCGCAGCTGTCCCAGGTTAGTCCGGATGTCGTAGACCTGGTGGACACCGATGAGGCGACGCGCGTGGTGGCCGATGCGCTAGGTGTACCGGCGAAGGTGATTCGCTTGGCGGTGGATGTCACCAGCCTGCGCGACCAGCGCGCCAAGGCGCAGCAGCAGCAAGCGCAACAGCAGCTGATGATGCAGGCTGGGCAGGAGGCCGCCAGCGCCGCCGGGCAGGCCGCGGGGAGCGCAATGGGCCAAAGATTGGCGGAGGGACAATGAGAAAACCCGCGCTACCGGGCGATTACAAACGCCTGTTTGAAGAGATGGCGGGCGGCCCTGAAGTACTGGCGGAATTAGCCCGGCGATTCGGGCGGGCCGTCTACGTGGAGGGCGGTCATGAGGGAGACCGCGCAACGTGCTACAGAGCCGGGCAGCGTGCCGTGCTCGATTTCATTCTCATGAGAATTAACCAGGCTGACGGAATATACGACGATGGCGATTGACATTGAACATACCGACAAGGGTGACAAGGTTACTGAGAAGCCAGTTACAGTAAATATCAGCACAAACCAGATAACTGACGCTTCCACGACAGGTAAAGCACTGCTGACAGCGGGCAGCGCTGCGAATGCCCGCACCACGCTGGAAATAGTTACCGGTGCAGCGATTGCTGATCTTGCTGCAGGTGCTGACGCTGCAACAATTGTCACCACGGTTAACGCCATTCTGGCGAGTTTACGTATCGCAAAAATTATCGCTTCAAGCTGAGGGTTTTAAACCATGTGGAAATTTAAACACTTATTCCTGAGCGCCGATGCTGGCGAGGACGCGGGGGGCAACGGTGGCGACGAATCTGTTAATTTTGATGCAGGTCATTCTTTGCTTGGCACCAATGGACGAGGCGGATTGGGTACCGGAAAAATTCCGTGTTATGGACGATGACGGCAAGCTTAACGTGGAAAGCTCTGCGCGTAAGCTGGCAGAGTCTTATATGCATCTTGAGAAGCGTTTAGGTCACGGTGACGCCCCGCCCAAGTCCATTGATGACTACGCACCGAAGATAGACGCTGAGGGATTTCAATGGGATGAATTCAAAGCCGATCCTGAGATGCAGAGCTTTCTCAACGCCGCCCACGCCAAGGGCATCACGAATGACCAAATGGGCTTTATTCTGGGCGAGTACCTGCAGCGTGCACCGGCGTTAGTGAACGGTGCGGCCGAGCTGGATGCGGACGCCGCGGGGACACAGTTACGCGCGGTGTGGCAATCTGACGCTGAATTTAACAAAAACATCGGTCTGGCCTACCGTGCGTTTCATGCGCTGGCCGATGAAGGCTACAAAGATCGCCTGGATGATATCGGCAATAATCCGCTGGTTATCCGCCTGCTGGCGAAAGTGGGGGCGGAGATGCAGGAGGATACGCCGGCGGGGGCGGACGCTAACCCGGCGGCACAGCAAGTCATCCGTGACCTGATGAAGTCGGAGGCCTATGCCGATCCGAAACGAGCCTGTTTAGAAATTTGTGTATTTGCCTGA